GGCCTGTTCGGCGGCGGTCATGTACTCGTCGTAGTTGCCCGGGAACAGGCGCAGCTCGCCGTAGTCCAGGTCGGCCATGTGGGTGCAGACGCTGTTCAGGAAGTGGCGATCGTGGGAAATGATGATCATGGTGCTGTTGCGCGCGGTGAGCACGCCTTCCAGCCAGCGGATGGTGTTGATGTCCAGGTGGTTGGTCGGTTCGTCGAGCAGCAGCACGTCCGGGTCCGAGAACAGCGCCTGGGCCAGCAGCACGCGCAGCTTCCAGCCGGGGGCGACGGCGCTCATCGGGCCGAAGTGCTGCTCCAGCGGGATGCCCAGGCCGAGCAGCAGCTCGCCGGCGCGGGACTCGGCGGTGTAGCCGTCGAACTCGGCGAACTGGACTTCCAGCTCGGCCACCGCCATGCCATCTGCCTCGCTCATTTCCGGCAGCGAGTAGATGCGGTCGCGCTCGGCCTTCACCGCCCAGAGTTCCTCGTGGCCCATGATCACCGTATCGATGACGCTGAAGTCCTCGTAGGCGAACTGGTCCTGGCGCAGCTTGCCCAGGCGCACGTTGGGTTCCAGCATGACCTGGCCGGCGCTCGGCTCCAGGTCGTTGCCGAGGATCTTCATGAAGGTCGACTTGCCGCAACCGTTGGCGCCGATCAGGCCGTAGCGGTTGCCGTTGCCGAACTTGACGGAAACGTTCTCGAACAGCGGCTTGGCGCCGAACTGCATGGTGATGTTAGCTGTAGATATCAAGGCATTGTCCTGCGGGGCTTTGCGGGATGGTTACGCGCCTTCCTCTGCTTCCTGTACCAATTCCGTACCAGTTTTAATCCTGGTCTGTAGCTTCTCCAACTCGCTCCAATCCGAGGCGGAGTTAAGCCACTTGGCATAGGTCGATAGCAGCATCTGTACGCTGTGGCCTAGCTGCCCAGCGATAAACGCAGGGTTCATGCCAGCCATCAGGCACATGGTCGCGTATGTGTGGCGGGTGTCGTACTGCCGGCGCCTTCTGATGGATAGAGCATCAAGCGCGGCGTGGAAGTGCTTTATGGTAACACTTGGCTCCTTGATCCACAGCCCGCCTTTGCTGGGCGGGAATACGAACGGGCTGACCGCGAACTCCGAGACGGATGCGACCTGCTTCAGGCGCGCAATCCGCTTGGCCTCTGCCAGAGCATTCAAGGCACGATCATTGAGCAGCACGTCGCGCTCATGCTTGGTCTTCACTCGCTCCTCGATGCCGCGATCTATGACGATCCGGCATACATGGATGCGTCGCGCCTCTTCGTCTACCTCATCCCATCGAAGGGCGAATGCCTCTCCTGGCCGCAGCCCAGTGAAGAACAGGAATTCGTACAGTGCGGCGTATATCCTTGAGTACTTCCCAAGAGTCGCGTACAGATGCTGGATGATGCGTTCTGCCTCGTCCCTGGTGAATGGATCCACCAGTTTCTTAGAAACCCGCGGCTTCTCAAGGGACGCCATCGGGTTCTTCTTGATCAGGCCGTCCTTCACAGCGGAATCTAGGATCGTCGACAGCTTGAACATCGCGTTTCGCTTCACGCCTGGCGATGTCCACTCGATGCTGCTGATGATTCGGCGCAAGAGGGTAGGGGTGATCTGATCAAGCCGGGCTACTGCTAGATGCGGCATCCAGTATTGGTTGAGGATGCTCTTGTAGTTCTTGCGTGTCCCAAGCACGATCTCTCGGCTATCTAGCCAGAGTTGAGCATGCTCACCGAACAGGGGGATTTGGCTGCTGACCGATTCCGCAATCGCAGACCCGGGGAAGAACTCTGCATACCTGGCTTCATCCATGATGCCCAGCTTGATTGCCTGGACTACCTGATCTCTAAGACCGGATGCAGTCTTAATCCCTTTTTGCGTCGCGGGATAGGGGAGTGTTTCGCACTTCCTTGTTCCGTTCCACATGAAGCGGATACGGATAGAGTTGCCGATGACTTCCACCCCGGTGGGCATACCCAAAGGCTTTCGAGCCATTCGTCGTATCTCCGTCGACTGTAGATTATTTTCCCGTTGACCTTGTTCCAGACGCCTTCTGGAATCTGTCCCTTTGACCGTCTGGTTTGTAGGGCGCGGTAGGTTATCCCAAGCATCGCCGCCATGACCTGCTCGGGTACCTTGTCTTCGTACTCGATTTGCTCTGCGGTACTCATAGGCAATACCTCTCCGCCCCGGCAATAGCTGGGGAGGGCATGGTGGTAGGATTTAGACGCCCAGCCGGGTTAGCTCAGGGAGAGCTAGTGGCGCCCGGCTGGGTTACTTGATGAGTTCTGCGGGGACGCTGACGGTTTTCCCGTACTTGGCTCTAACGATAGCGCGGCATGCTGCTATTAGATGGGTGGGCCCTGCCGACGTTGCATCAGCGGGCATATCGAAGCCGCATGCTGTGAAGAAGTTCAGCGGTTCGCCATGCCAGTCGCTACCGACCCATTCGAACTCGAAGCGGTACTTCTCGATCAGCGGGCCGCATTGAGACCAGTTATTTGATGGTCTCCAGTCTCCTAGATAAATTATAGGCCCGTATGGTGCATTCTCTGGATCGGTATGCCAGTACCATCCAAGTTCAACGCTATCCTCTTCGTAGCGTATCCATCCTTGCGCTGTGGCTACCGCCCAATCCAGCGCCGGCCCTTCAAGATCGCAGGTTTTCACTTCTACGGTCTCGTTCACTCCCCACCTCCCATAGATTCGAGTAGTTCGCGGTCGTTCATTGCTTGGCTCCTATATTCAATACTGAGTCGATAGCCTCATCGGTTCGCTGCGCCCGAAGATGCTCATCGCAGACGTGCAGGCTTGCCCAGTTGTGGAGGTATCCTTCATCGCGCAATCCGCGATACCGCGCAGCATCCTTCGCCATGCGCCGAATCTGCTCGGGAATGCTGACATTGCCGCCGTCTGGAGGGTCCATGTAGTAGGTGCCGGGGAGGGCGCTTGCGCATTGACTAAGCTCTGCCTCCAGCCGCTCAACCTCGGCAATCAGCCAGAGAACAACATCCGGAGAGGTCGCCACCATGAACTCCTGATCAACGTGGAACTCCGGGAAAGCATCTACGGATGAGGCCTTGTACCAGTCGCCTTTGTCGCGCGCCCGCTCCGCCAGCTCCTTCAGCTTGTTGGTGTCGGTCATGGCTTGATCCTCATCTTCTTCTCAGGGCGAATTCCTTCTTCGCGCAGTACCCGCATGGCTCTCGCCTTTGCGCGAGGTGATGGGTTTCGCATGTCGCGCAAAGCTCGCCAAGCTCGCTTGCTGCCGAGATAGAGGCCGATCCCAAGGTCGCAGCAGTCGACGTCCGCTGGCTCCATGCCAATTCCGTTATTGACGTAGTGGTAGGGATCACGCTTGCAGAATGGGCAGGTCATGGCGCCACCTCGATTCCTGCTTGCTGGAGGGCTTCTCGGCAGAGTTGCCGCATGGCCGCCGAGACTTGATGCTCGCGATAGTCATGAGCGAACTTTGGGTCGCCGAACCCAAGGTCATACTTCGCCCCGTCAGGTGCGCTGCCAACCTCCGGCAACACCACCCTCAGAGCGGCGCGGCTGGCTTTCCAGGCTTCCCACCGATCATTCAGGAAGTTGCCGAAGTACTCGTCGCCATTGCGCTTCAGAACGAACTCTCTGTTCATGTCAAACCAGAGCGTTTCTTCGTAAATGTCCCAGACCCACGCTTCAAACTCTTCTCTCATTGCTTGCTCCATCTGCTCAACTCCTGTCCTTTCAACTCGGTCTGCCTGTAGAGTTCCTGCATATCCCCGACGACCCGGAAGATTCCCAGGACGAAGAGAACGATGACTATCACTGCCAATATGGTTTCGTTGTCGTTGTCCACGGTTGGTCCTCCGGGGGTCGGATGCGTTGGTTTCGTTGTTGGGTGTCGATGCCGGGATTCCGGCATCGGTATCAGTCGCCCGCCGCTTTGGCGATCAGGTGCATGAGCATTTCGCGCAGTTGCTCGCGCTCGAGCACCTGGCCGGTCTTTGCGTACTCATCGGCCTGACGCAGGATCGCGTCGATCTCAATCTCGAACATCGGCGAAACCACGTCTGGCTCACACTGTTCGAGCAGCAACTGGATTGCGCGAGTCGGATGTGCCATCGCTACGCCGAGCCAGTTGTAAGCTGACGCGGTGCGGTAGTAGCGGAGGCCGGCGATCTCATTCCGGCGCGGCGGGCGGAATTGTGGGGGCTGGTAGGGCATATTCAATCCGGGTAGTGGGTAGCCCATTATCCGAATTGCTGTATATGCGTACAGTGGTTGGCGATGGGTGGCTACGCAACGTCCTGATGGAGCTTCGTGCGTCGCCACTTCTGAACCGCTTGCCCTATATCTTCCTGGGTGAACGTTGCCCCGTTGAGTTTCCAGACAAGGCATCCGTCAATTGCATCGCACTCAGTTAATACAGAGCCGCACGGCATCTTGATATCAACTGGTTGTAGAAGCATATCGGTAAAATCTTCAGGGTCGGCATCCATCCACCCTCCGACATGCCGCTCAACCTCGGACACAACATCTTCCACTTCGAAATCCCTTCGAGACCAGCCTAGCGCAGCGACGATCGCGCGAACCCCGCGCTCCCACCGATCCTTTCGTACCAGCGCGCCGTCCTGGCGGAACTCGTAATCTTCGACCTTGGCGTCACGAAACTCCGGTCTGCGAAAATCCAGTTCAGTTACCTCTCTCATTGCTTCCCTCCCTCCTGCTCGCTCAGCAGGGCGCGCAACTCTTCAAGTGCGCCAATGCGGTCCTGCGCATCTGAACTGGTAAGTGCCGGAGTTACGATCCGCCGCAACAGCCCCTCGCTGACCACCACATGGCCCGCTGGAATAACTGCCAGCTCCCGCACTTCATAGCCTGGCCAGTCCTGAGGGTTTGCTCTGACCATGTCGTGGTGCTCCTTGGAGCAGGGGTGCCAATCTCCCGGATGGCTTGTGAAGAACGAGTAGTACCGCTTCACCTCACTCATGACCTACCTCCTTGCTGACCGACTTGTTCCAGGCATCTACCAGGCCCTCGCCGGTGAATGCCTGAACTGAGTGGTTGCACTTCGGGCAGTGCAAAGAGAGGTATCCCTCTTTATGCCTGATCCCAGCAAGGGAGCCGTCGTAGCCACATTTGCAGGGTTTCAACGTATCCATCACACCCCCTCCTTGCCGGGCGCGGCGGCGATAGCTGAGTCAATCGCAGCATCTACCCACGAAAGGTTTTTGAACCTGCTGGACATGCCGGCTGTGCAGCTACTGATTCCGGCGTCACTGTTCTCGGTCGAGAAGGAGAAGTAGAACTGCTGGTCACGAAGCCAGCGATACCTCTGAGCATCACGCATGATATCCCCCGGCACGCTGTGCTGAGCCTGGGCGCTATCTTCGGAGGCCTTCACGCATGACTTGATCGACGCCAGCAGATATGACCATGCGAAACCGCGCTCTTGGTTCGGACGCAAACCGAGCGCACGCGCCACGTCATCGCGACACTGTTTGTCCAGGTCGTGGAGTTGCTGAGCCTGGACTACAGGGGCGGCGTAGAGCTTGATGCCTGGGCCGTAGAGCCCGGCGGCGGCCTCCGTCCACTTCACCCAGAAGGCATGAAGGCCCCGATTGGCGAGAGCTACCGGCTCCTGCCTCTCCAGCTCCGCGACCCTGGCCAGGGCGGCGTCGCGCTCTTTACGCATTTCATCCCAGTCCGCGAGGCGCTGCTCTGCCTGCTCTGCCCACGAATCGCGATCCGACCGCAGCTCCCCGACGATGCGGTCGTGCTGGGCGACGGTCATGACCGCAACGGCGGGTTGCGACGGCTTATGTCTGACGGCATCCATGGACAGTGTTCCATCCGGTTTGACGAACAGATAAGCCACCCCCTCCGGCCGCTCCAGCTCCGGCGCCGGGGAGGGTTGCGCTTTGCAGTCCGGGCAATCCTTCACGCACTTCACAGGGCCGTTTTCGTAGGGAATGCCACCTTCTGAGCAGGTAATTTCACCGTCATCGATAAGCCCGGTGCCGTTGCAGGTCGCGCACTTCTGGGATGGTTGCGCCAGGGCGGCGCGACTAGCCTCCCATGTGGGGTAATGGGCGTTGGTTACGTGCCATTTGCTACCCGGTTTGTGCCCCTCGGACTCAAGCAGTGCGTTTCGGCGGTCACGGTACGCATCGAACGCCGCGCGCTCATCCCCGCCTGCCTGCTCTACCGCAGGATGTGTCGCAAGAAATTCCCTTGCTTTCTCGACAGACTCAGGCCATGCAAACTCTGGCTTTCCGCCTTCGTCGTCAGCCCATTTTGCCCCGCAGGAGTCGCATATCTCCCATATCGCTCCGCCTCTATGAGTTTCCTCGTGGCAGCATGTTTTACGTTCGACTTCTCTGACCAAGCCGTGCAGCAGATCCAGCGCTTTGTTCATTTCCATGCTCATTTAACGGCCTCCCACACCTCGGCATTGCCGAGCGCTTCGATTGATGTGTACGTGCTGTGCCCGCTAGCCTCTTGAAGCTCAACGGATCCGCCAGCTTCGAGAACAGCGATGTATCTGCGATTAGTGGGCTTGTGCCGGAAGACCTTTCCGACGACGCACTGCGCGTTGATATGCCGAACCTGGTAGCTGTCGGCGAAACAGCCGTGTTCGTGCATGCTCATGCTGCTACCCTCGGGGCGAGGCCCATGTCTCTGTCGTGATGTCCTGCGAGCCATAACGAACGCTCATAGAGCATGTGCAGTCCGTACGGGCAGGCCTGGAGACGTTCGCCGCGGTCGCGTGCGTCGACGCCCTCGCGGTATTCGTCTGCCGATTCGGGGAACTCAAGCCGCTTGCTTTGCATTTGCTGCTCGCCTCCGCGCGTTTTCACAGGCCTTGCATTCGCTGCAATGGCCGTCCTTCTTGCTCGGGTTCGAGTAGTAGTCAGATAGAGGTTTGAGCGTCTTGCACTTCGAGCATGGTTTCTCGCCGTTTATGAGCGTCGATTTCCCATGTCCGGATGCCCTCCACTTGTCGAACTCGGTGCGGGTGGAGAAATAGGTGCGAAGGAGACGCTGCACGGTGTGATCGCTTATCCCCATGGCAGGGCCGATCTCCCATCGACCGCAATCGAGGATCACTAGGTCTTCGAGCATCCGGCAGTATTCGATGTCCTTTGCCGTGCGCTTGGCCTGAACACGCTTCTGCTGCTCTCGCTCCATTCCGGTAGATGCTCCGGTAATGCGGCTATTGAACGTGACTGGCTGATTTGAAGAGACGCCCGCAGGGATATTCGTGATGACTCCTCCCGCCGCCAGATACTCAGCAACGGCGTTTTGAATGTCATCGTGAGTCAGCGCATGGGCAACCGGCTCTTGCACGCCGGACCACGCATCAGCGCCGATTCTCAGGTCGCTTAGAATCTCGGGAATGTCGGTTTCCATGGCTTTCTCCGGGCAAAAGAAAAGGCCCTCAACAGGGCCTTTAATTTCGCGTAACTTGTTGATTTAAAACGGGATATCGTCGTCGAATTCGTCATGAGCGCTACGCTGCTGCGGTGCGCTCTGCTGCTGAGGAGATTGCCTGCTCTGAGCCGCCTGGTCATTTACAGACTTTCCGCCAAGCATCTGCATCTGTCCGTGCATGTCGACGATTACCTCGGTGGTGTAGCGATCCTGACCGTCCTGGCCCTGCCACTTGCGGGTGCGTAGGCTGCCTTCGACGTAGACCTGGGAACCCTTGCGCAGGTACTCGCCGGCGATCTCCGCCAGGCGGCCGAAGAACACCACGCGGTGCCATTCGGTGCGCTCCTGTTGCTGGCCGGTCTGCTTGTCCTTCCAGCTCTCGCTGGTGGCGAGGGTGATGTTGGTCACCGCATTGCCGTTGGGCATGTAGCGGGTTTCCGGGTCACCACCGACGTT